TATTTGAATTAAATCACGATAAAAATTTAAAAGTGTGAATTGATTGGCATTATTTAGTTGTGCTAAATTTCTTCTGTTAATTACTTAAACTTTTCTCTGGATTTGAAATGCAGATCTTAAAATTTTTACAGAGTTTTAATACAGTCGGCACCTATTTAACACTTGCTTCCATCTTGCTTGTGGTCATGATCATTTATTTTTATGTAATTAATCCTGCATGAACATTTTGAAAGGAATAGGTCTTCTCATCTATTACTTTTTTAAGAACGGAAGATGAATAATAGGATAGGGATATGAAATTTAAAATATTATTATTAAGTTTTATTGCCACCAGTTGCTATGCTAATGAAAGTACAGCTGACCCGGATATTTGTAATATCGTAAAAAAGGTCGCTTATAACGTGATGGAAGCACGACAGCAAAAAGTACCAGCACAAGATTTACAACAAATTGCCGATGGGTTAGCAGATGAAAAAGCCAAGCAGCTTTATCAAGACTTAATTAGCTCAGCTTATGCTGCCAAAGTATTTAAGACAAGTTTCTTTAAACGCCAAGCAATTGAAGATTTCCAAGCGGGATGGTATGAGGAATGTTTACGTAGAAATGAATAATAATTAAAAAAAATAATGAGTATTTAATTTTAAGAACAACTAATTAGTTAAGAGAATAAAAAAATAGACTGACAGGTCTGTCTAGGTATTTTAATTTGAAAATAAAATTCGAATTTATAGGGATTTATTTAAAAATAAATGCTCCGAAGATGCCGCTGCATGTCGTTACCCTTGAACCCTAAAGTTCAGCGGGGTTTTGATGATTCTAACAATATAATGCAATATTAAGCAATACCTAACGATATTAAAAAATCAATATTTTTAGTAATTTATATTAAAACAATACAATGCAATATTACACAATCTTTAGCAATACAAAAATAGTCTATTAATGGTCTATTTTCAAAAATACGGTCTATTTTTCAGGTTTAAGTCTATTAAAGGTCTATTTTAATTGATTAAAAAAGCGGCACTTAGCCGCTTATGCAGTATGTGCCATTTTGTTTTGTTCAATATATGCCAAAACATCAGCCTTCACATAATTTACCTGACGTTTGTGCGGTTTCGAAAAGGGAATACCGCCGCCTTCACATCTTTTCTTCTGCAACCATGGTAAAGATACGTGCATTACGATTGCAACCGTTTCAGGTGGGAAGGTCTGATTATCAGCAGCTTCCCAAAATTCTTTCTTTGCAGCCTCTTTTTCTGCATGTGTCATACGATCTAATTTAGTTAAACGTGACATTTATTTCTCCTTACTTTCTGCTTTAGGATTTGCCCACCAAAGTACTGGGCCATCTTCTGAATCAAATGCTGCAATTAAAAAGAGTCCTTTTTCTGGCGGTTCTGGCTTCCAGTTGGGCCAAACTACTGCATCTTCCGGTATATTGGGTATTTCATCGTAATCTAATAGTTGAGTTTCAATTTCAACTCTAAGGTTCCTCTGAAGTTGTGCCCACTGTTCTCTTGTATAGACTTCTGCACCTTCTTCAAGGGTGTCAAACAATTCAATATCTGGATGAAACCAATTGAAAAGGTTTTCAGGTGGTTCTATTGGCTGGATCTGATATTTAAAACCCGTCTCACTAGATCCATAAAATAGTTTTGCTTCATCAAAGCTTTTGGTTACAAGAGGGGCAGAACCTTTCTTGTAGCAAATTACTATTTCATCAAATTTAAAAACACGTTCAGCTGTCTTCAAATCAAAGCATTGGTACATAGGTTCACTAAACCAACTCTCTACATAAAATAGATTTTTAATATGATCTTTGCGGGAACCGTGCCATTTCTGGACTTTAATAACATCATCGAAAATTTCTATGAAAAAGTTGTTGCCTTCTTTTTCATGCATTCTTCTATAACGCTCAACAGCTCTTTCAGCTATCTCTTTAGAAGCTGCTGGTGTTTGTCTAAAAGGGCTGTAACCTTCAGGTCGCATTGCAACCGCCCATAAAGTTGATTCACTCATCCTTCAGCTCCCATTAATTTAGATTCATCATTAATTCCACAGGTGGCCGCATCCTCTACTATTTGCTTAAAAGTTCTTAGCAAAATGTAATCTGTGCTTTCTGGGAGGCTTTCCCAAAAATAAGTGGTTGTAGCAGTAATGGTTAAAGCTTTAATACTTTTAGCTTTTGGATTTCCATATAGTTTGTGGTTTTGCTTATGGTTTAAGGCGCTTTCTAAGACTCTTTGAACTCGGTTTAAACCACCCCATTCATCAACCTTTTTACAATTCGCGATTATTTTCTCTAAGGCTTTTGGGCAAACTCCACACTCTTTAATCCAGTAGGGGCGAATTTTCAAAAGTTCTTCAGCATCGACTATTTTTCTGTTAAGCATGTTGACAAAAAAAAGTGCTTTTTCTCTTTTATTCATCCTTCCGCTCCTGATTCGCTTTTAACTAATTGTTCAATAAACTCTGCTATTTCATTTGCACCTACTACAAACAAGCCATCAAAAGCTTCGTATGACATAAAAGATTCCTTTGCTATCCATGCTTGAATTTCATTGATGATTTGATTCGGCACCGGCTGAGCTTTGGCTTTATTCCATAACTGCCAAGCATCATTAGTTACAATATTGAAATAGCCATTCATTGTTTCACTGAATGCTAGGATGTCATTTTTACGAATAGCACTTTCACGTTTAAATATTTCTGTAGTTTTGAATTGTGATTCAAAAGGGATACGTTCATTACCTGTCATTTAAGCCACCATCTCTGCATATTCTTCTTTAGTCCACTCAACAAATTCTTTATAAAGCTGCTGAGCGGGTTTATTTAACCGGTTGTTGTAGTCGATAGTTATGCGGCGCCAAGCTACAGGTACCGCATAATGCTTTGTTAGGAACATTGCTTGATCCATGCCTTGCCGGACTATTACGTAGCCCAGCAATTGCAAGTAGTACATAAAACCAAGCATGTGTTTTTGGCTCACTTTCTTGTACTGATCCTTCATATTAGAAACCGTCTCCTAATAAATAATCAGGCTCAGCCTCTTGAAGTGGTGTAGATGTAGGATTCTCTAATTCAAAGCGGCGTTTCTTAACAAAATCCATGAGTCGTGATTGAATCTGTGGATCTCGTGCGGCCACATCTATTTCCAAAGCATCTAATTTTGTGAGGTCGGGCGCATTTTGGATCTGGACCATTAGTGAAGGTGGTTCATTTGCAGGTACCTTAGATTTTTCGAGCTCTTCAAGTCGCTTGTGAGTGGCAAGGAGGAGAGGTTCCATTTGTTTGTCATTCCACGTACGGGTATATCGATAAACAGCATTTACCTCTTCAGGTGTTTTTGATTCTTTTACACGCTGAAGAAGAGCATCTAATGCCTTCAAATACTCAGGATCTACTTTAGGCTCGTTAGTTTCTGGAATTAACAGATCCTCAGATGTGGTGACATTTGTTTGTTCGGTAATAACAATTGTTGGTTGAGTTTCTGCAGAAATAACGTCGCTAGGCTTTTCTACTTTTGATTTTTTGCCTCTCTGTTTTTTAGGTTCCTCACCAAGACGAATAACACTTAAATCATTGTTGATTTCAATACCGAGTGCTTTTGAAAAAGCTTTTAATTGAAGCTTGGCGTTTTCTGCATCACGTTGAACGAAGCCACTGTTAATAGAATCAATTAATGCGTTAGTTTTGAAATCTAAAACATAGACCGTAGGTGAATATGTACTGATTACAAAAACTTCCTGACCGTCTTCATACTCATCAATAGTTAATGGCTTTGTGAATGTAATGCCAGCCAGTTCAATAGTTTCGATTTTGATGCAGAATTCAAAACCCGGTTTGCCAAAAACAGAAGCGGGGAATTGATCTAAATCGGCAAAGTCCAACATGTCTCCAATAGGACGACAAAGAACAGTTTTACCTTTTTGAAGAGCTGCAAATGCTTCAGCTGCAGTGATTAGATTATTCATGCTGACCATCCTTCCATATCTGATTTAGCTGTACATGCGTTTAAAATGTTTTGTTCATACTTAGTTCCCTTGAAGTAATTAGCCGGGTAATCTAAGTCGCTTAGACGAATTGCAGACTCGATGTGTTTCAAAGCGAGTTGATACTCGTTTTCTAAAGTCTGTTCTTGCTGCTTGATGAGTTGTTGCTCGTTCTCTTGTTGAGCGAGATGATTACGTTGAATGATTTTTTTAATGCTTTCACAAGTCTCTTCATAAATTTGCTGTTTTACATCATGCAGGCTATTTAGACCGCGTTTTGCACAGTAATTTCCAATATCAATTCCCGCTTGCAACATTAAATGCTCAAGTTCTAAATATTGATTTCCATTAATACAAGCATTTGCAGATCCAGAAAGTAGCCATTGTTTTAGTAAAACACCGTCATGTTCACCTAACTGGCGAGGATCTAGAAATAAACGGGAACGGTCCTTTGTTGCGACAGCAATATTGTCATGAGTTAAATCAAGAACAGTCGTAAATTCATATTCAATGCCATCACGCTGTTCAGCCTTCATTCCCACTTTTTCGACTTTCTTTTTGCCGTTATCGTTGGTTTGAATGGTTTCCATCTTTGAGCGCATAGTCACAATGATATTTATGCTTGACTGAAGCATTGCATCAATAAATTTACGGTGGCGTGGAGTTACTTGGCTCCATGCGCCCCAAGAATTACCTTTGAATGTAGAAGAAGTTAATTGATCAACAATCTCTAAACATCCACCTACACCAGACCATTCATGTGTGATGCTGTCTAAAATTAAAGTATCAAAATTAGCTTCTTCAGCAGCTTTGATGACTTCAATAAACTTTTCAGGAGTGTAAGGAGGCTGAATATTAGTGTGTTCAAATTCCACCAAATCTTCATATAGTTCAGCACTACTATTTTCAGTATCCGCAACAGCAATACGGCCTCCGATACCTTTAGCTAATACTAATGCCGTGAATGTTTTACCTGATCCAGTAGGCCCAGCAAGAGCTAAGCGCAATTTCGCATTTTTGCGTTCTGCCTTTTTGAAGAAAACTGTCATTTTTCTTATCCTCATCTAGAGCCAGTAAAGCCGCGCTTAGTTTTATAAGCTTTGCGGTCATAAGTAGGGATGTTTGTTTCACGCAGTTTTATAGCGAGCTGCTTTCTGCGCTGAAAATCGATTTCTTGGGTGAGTTCATTCCAAACTTTTGGATAAGAAGTTTGGAACCTAAACACATTTAAAGGCGTCTTAACTCCGTCTTTAACTTTGTAAAGAACTGAGCCATTAGCATTAGATGCGTACACTTGCCAGCCAATGCGAACAGAGTAGAGGCCCTTATCATCACGGCCTAAAAATGACTTGTAGCCGTCAGGGTGCTTTTTGAAATTAGACATGTTCAGCCTCCATACATTCGCATGTACCAACAAAGGCATACGTAAGCGGGCTAGGAGCATCTACAGGTGAGACGTCCTTAATATTTAAAGGAATAATTTCTTTGCGATATTTAACCAAAACCACATCACCTTCACGGCAATCGACAATTCCTTCTTTAGTCGAGAACCGGGCAGACTTAGATGTTTGGATCGTTTTGCAAAATGAGACAGAATCTCCCGCTTTAATTTCTGAGCGGTCAACAGGAATCATCTTCTTGCAAGTAGGGCAGTTGTAATCTTTCATTAGGCTGCCTCCACCAACTTGTTACGTTCGATGAAGCCTTTTAGAAGGCCATTGATGTTGCGGATGTCTTCAAATTCGGTGAAATCGTTATATGACTTACCATTAACATCAGTGATTTCATTCACAGTGAGTTGGGTAATATCGACAGCGGTGAATTCAGAACCCAGAACGCCGTAGCTGTCTGGATGAGCTTCAAAATCAAAGCTAACGTTTAAACGGAAGCTATCTAATTTAATTACAGCAACGCCAGAATGTTTACCTGTGATTTTTGCGGTTAAAACTCCGTAAGTACTTGGTTGCGTTTTTGGAGTAAATAGAGAAGGAGCTTCTTTTGTTTGGAAAGCTGGTTGTAGCTGACAAGCAACTAAAGAACCACCTGAGATTGCAAGAGCAGCCATGCTGACAAATGCAAAGGAGTTGAAAGGGGTAGCTTTTACGTTCATAATTGATCTCGCAGTTTGCAAAAGCACATCGGACCTGGGGAGGGGCGGTGTGCTTTTTTGATGTCTACGAGATAAATATAAGAAAACTTAGTTTTATTGTCAATAAGAAATCTTATTTTAATTTAAGAAAGCTTACTTTTATGCTTTAATAGACAAAAGAAAACCCAACTATCAAAGGTGATAGAAATGAGTCTAGGCGAAGAAATGTTTGAATGGCGCAAGCAGATGGTTGAGAAACTACTGCTTCAGGAAAGTAATATTGATCAACTAGAAGAAAAAGTTGATCGTGCTGAAAAGATTCTTTTTGGTGATTGCACAGCCGCTTTCAAAATAGAGTGCACGCTTCGGAACGCGTATGCGCTGAAAGCTATTCTTGATGACTTTGCCACCAAGAATAACTGCAAGCTGAGTATAGTAGAGTGTGAGTAATCAGGGTTAGCTCATTCCTGAAATGGGTTTTGATGTGGCTTTAGGCTTTGGCTTAAGTTCTTTTAAAGCTTCTTCTACCGCTTTCAGTGATTCCTGGTAGGTTTTAACCCAAAGATCAGCACTTTTTATATTGATGGTTGAAGGATCAGTATCAGCAATGGTTGCCTTAGTAAGCTCTAACGCTAGAGCTTCTATGATTTCAGTTTTCATATTTTCTCCGATATTAATGGTTATTTAAGATCAATGTTGGCACAAAGTCTTAATCCCATAATATCAGGGAAAATTTGAATATATTAAAAAAGAAAACCCACACTAGGTGGGTTGGATGTTAATAAACGTTAATAGTTCTTGATGTACATGATAGGTTTATCTATAATACAAACATGGATTGGGCATTCCCGGTCGGCAAAGAGCTTTGGTGCATTCATCAAGGCTCTTTGTTTTTATGGATATATCTTTAGTCCATACCCCATGTAATTATTTCCAACAGCATTCCTACCACCCTTACAATAAAACTTAGCTCTTAAAATATCAAAAGCCCTATTTGACTGAGAGGGGTTAATCACATGCCTTCCAATTGGTCTAGCTACTAAGTCAGCAAATTGCAAACCTGAAGAATTAGTTTTTTTTGAGGCAAAAATGATATCAAAAGGCAAAGGCTTATTGTGGTAATTACCTAACGGATCACAAATCCGCCTAAAACCTAGTTCAAGCTGTGAATCCTCATTCTTACCTCTCGATTCAACAACAATATGAGTTAGTCGATTATTTTGGTGCTTTTCCCTGAGAAAATAATATAAGCGCTCAAGACAAAATTTCATTGCAACTTCATATGGATTTGCATCTCGTTTAATTAATCTATCTTTGCGAATTACTGAACTAATCAAAATAAAATTATTGTCATTCATTAAACAGTTAAAGTCATCCATAAGGGCCTCCATTCGGCTTCTATCAAGGCTAGCAAAATGCGAGGTTCTTTTTCTAATATCACGCTCATGTAGTATTATTATGTCATGCCCAAAATGTTTAAACTTTAACTGTTCAACCGATTTAACTATTGTGTCCGTATAGTATCTTTTGTGAAAAATACAGAATGATAAGACAAATACTGGAAAGTCAGGATCATTGTTAAGCATATCAACGCTTCCACTCTCATCCACATAAACAATGAAGTCACTATAATCCATAAAAAACATCCTATTATTCTAAACTCTACGTTGGACTCACAGTTGACTTGTCATCTTTTCTGAAAACATTGGTTTCCCCAGCTTTCCTTCTTTCACCACCTGCACGACCTGCTCATTAGTAAGCACAGGAATAAAGACTTTGTCGCCAATATCTTTAGAAAGAATCTTCACTTCTTCGGCTGTTAGCACCAAAGCTTCACCATGTTTCGCAGCATCATTGATGCGAGCAATAATCTGGTTGATTGGTCGTTTTGAATTGTCCATAAGTCTTCCTGTGATTAATGCGAATAAGGATGTTCTTGTCTATGCTGACTTGGCGGCACGATATCTGTAATAGCGGTAATACTTTCAACCTCGTCCATTTCAAAGAAAAATCGCTCACCACCATTCACAGAAAGCAAACTTAAAACCCCACCATTGATGCCGACAAATTCTTTAATTGTGCATCTTCCATCCTTCAAGCACACCTGAACAAACTCATTTGGCACAAGATCTGCATCAGGGTCGCATACAACATACCAGCCATTACGAATTGCTGGAAACATTGAGTCGCCAGTGCCTTTAATGCCATAGGCTCTTGGTCCTGCTGAGTGAGTTGGAACATACCCATCTCCAGCATTGCCTTCATAACCCATATCTGTGAAATAGCCATCCATGCCCATCTTGGAGTAAGCCTTAACAGGAACATATCTTTTTTGGGTGGGGAATGATTTAACAGGTGTTTCAAGAAATTTAACAGCATCTTCGCTATCGGGAATATTGTATTTTTTCTTAAAAGCTTCGATATCCAGAACTTTCAATTGTGTAACAGTGCTATCCAACTTAGGGCCGCTTTCATCTCCATTAGTTATATATGAAGTCGACACTCCGAAATAAGCGGCCATTTTGCTTAATGGGTCTGCTTTAGGAGCATAAGCATCTTTCTCCCAACCAGTGACATTGGGCGCACTAACTCCGGCGATTTTTGCCAACTCGCCTTGGGTTAATTTCTTTTCTCTTCGTAAGGCGCGAATACGCTGACCCATAGTTTCTAGATTCTTCATATAAGTTATCTTACATCTTGCAAAAATAAGTTATCTTTGTTTTAATACTAAGAAATCTTATTTTTGAGGTTGCACAAATGACCAAACAGGAAGCTTATGAGTTGCTTGGTGTCAATGGTGTTGGCTTAGCAAAGTTATTAGGAATTGAGCCACCTGCTGTTTACCAGTGGCCAAATGAAAAGATTCCTTTAGCTCGCGAATACCAAATCAGAGATTTGGCAAATGGCAAAGAACCAATCAAACGAACTACTTCAAATGCTTAGGACCTAACCATGAGCAAATTATCAGTTGATATATCTGCAAGCGCCAGAAATGGCGTATCCCGCATATTGCATGGTCTTGATATAAGCAATCAAAAAGAGATTGCTGAACAATTAAAAGTTGATCCAAGCACTATTACTCGGCTTAAAACAGATAAGAAAAACAATGGCTTGAATGAAATTGAAATGTTTTGCGAGCTATTGAGTTTACTTGGTTTAAAAGTCGTTCCTAAAGATTATCAGAGCATTGATAAAGAACGTGTTGCTGCACTTTTAGTTATGTCTAAAAGCTGGATGAACCGTATAGAAACGGTGGATGACTTATTTCATGACGAAATCAGTGGTCAAAAAGAAAAGCTTGGATATTAAAAAACCACTACCTGCTGTAACAGGAGTGGTTAGGCATTCAATTGAGGTGGATCAAATGAACACAAACAATTTATCAGAACAACCAATCGAACTCAACTCATCAGATTTTTTAATAGGTGACGTTGTAGTACTTACTAAAGAGTGTCGAAGTTTTAAATCAAACGATTTATTTGAGGTTAAAAATAAAACTTTGACTAGGTTGTGGACTATCAAATCGGAGAATCATTTGATTCTGGTTTTATCAAAAGAAATCCGTACAGCAACAGTAGCAGAGCTCAACGCTAAACGCCGCCTAACAAAAGCTGAGCAAGCATTAGCGGAGGTGTCATGAATAGTCAATTTAAGTATAAACCTGAGTACAAACAGACTCAGGAAATTCAGTCCTTCTTTGATCCAGCGTTAGTGATTCTCAATGAGCTACATGATCGTAACCGTAAAAATCTAAGAGCCAAAGGTTATGACGAAAATAATGCTGCAATAACGCGTGAAGAATTTTCACAAACTATGGCACAGCGTTTTCGCATTAATCAGTGGTTAGCAGGGCAGATCGTTAATAGTTTGGCTAATGCTGACTTGGTTCAAAAATTTGGTGGGTATGTAAAGCCTAAGGTCGGTGTACATGAGTAATTTTGTGCCTAATTCCTTTCAAGTGCCTAATGCATTTGTTGACGAGGTTTTAAATAAAATCTCTGATGCTGCATGCAAAATTTATTTAGTTATTTGCCGTAAAACTCGTGGCTGGAATAAGGAGATGGATTCCATCTCTTTAACTCAATTTGAAGAGATTACAGGGAAGAGTAGACCGACAGTTGTTAAATGCCTTAATGAATTAATTAAAGTTGGTTTAGTCGTGGAACAACCAAGCACAATTCATGGAAATACATTCAAATTAGGTAACGATACTAGCGTTGGTTTAGTGCTTAAATTCCCTAGTAAAAATTTTTTACTACCTGAAATTTATGGCCAAACTAGTAAAAATTCTTTACCACTGCTAGTTAAAAATTTTAACTACACTAGTAAAAATTTTTTACCGCTACTAGTAAAAATTTTTAACACACAAAGTATCACTATCAAAAACAACTCTCAAAGTAATAAAAAAATAAATAAAAAAAGAGAGTCTGTTTCTGAAAAACCTAAAACAGAAAAACCAAATGAATTTAATCCACGTTCAGTTGAACTACCTGCATGTGTAGATCCAGAGCTGTGGAACAATTTTGTTGATATGCGTGTCAGCATCAAAAAACCACTCTCTGAAAACGCAGTAAAGCTAATCCTTAAAAAACTTATCTCTTTTGGACCTATGGCTAACCAATCACTGGAAAACTCAATTATCGGAAATTATCAGGGTGTATTTGAACCTCGCCAAAATCAAATTCAGGAAAACTCACAATCTCATAACGTTCCTGAAGAACCGGGTTATTTCACTCAGATGTACGCTGAGAGCAACCGTTCAAACGTGATTGATGTTACCCCTGACCAGCAATATATCGGAGGCTATTAATCATGACTGAATTAGCGTCATTCGATAGTTATTTGAAAGAACTAATTGCTGCATACAGAACTAAGTACGCGGTTCAGTTCAATAAGAATTTCCCAGTTGAAGGGAAAAATGCAGTACCAATGCAAATCGTTGAACAACATCTTGCAAAGGCATTGGTTGGGGTTACACCTAATCAACTTCAAAGAGGCTTAGCGCTATTTTACGCTAGTACAAATACCTACATGCCTAACTTCGCTGAATTCCGTGCTATGTGCATGGGTGATGATTGGTGGAGTGCTGAAAAAGCATGGGTTAAGGCTTGTGAATACACACAAATCACTCAGCACAAGAAAGTGAGATTGCCTGATGGGCGTGAGCAAAACCAAGAATTACTACATTAGCCAAATTTGTACTTGATCAAGTTTATTCGCTTATTCAAGACGGCGAAATGTACAAAGCCAAAATGGAATTTATCAAGGTGTATGACGAGTACAAAGCAGAAGCTCAGTTAAAAGGAAAAGTTCAAGCTTGGTACCAAGAACCAATTTTATTAGCTCAGAAAAATGAGCAAAAGGTGCATATACCAGTTTCCAATGACGAAGCCCAAAAGCATCTCCAATCATTGATGGAACGATTAAAAATCAATGGTCGTAAACCTGCACCAGTACAAAAGCTTAAGGCTAAGGAAAAAGAGCCTGAACTTGCAAAAGAATTAGGGCCAGATCCTTTCGACAATCCGCATGAATACGCAGAGATGTGTCGCCGAGAAGGTATGCCGATACCTAGAAATATTCTTCAGCTAATTGAAGGGGCGAATGTATGAGCCATTTCCAAGATAAGCATGTGATTCATGTTGATGAACAAAATCAAGTTATCAAGTTCACACGTAGAAATGAGATTGTGGAGTGTGATCACGGGCGTATTCAAATATCAAAGGAAGATAATGAGATCCTTTGTATGGACTGCAAAACAAAACTTAATCCAGTTTTATGGATTGCCAAATATTTAGACCAATTGAATCAAGTCACCCAACGTAATAACAGAATGCTGGCAGAGGTCCGTGAAATACAGGCAAAGCTTGAAAAGAAAAATAAGTTTATGTGCAAACACTGCCATGAAGTAAACACTATTGATTTTAAGAAGCTTCCTTCACAAGCAGCTGTAGTGCGCGGTATGGCCGTAATTGATCAAGAGTTTGACGGTATGAAAGTGGAGCATAGCCGATGAAGTTAACTAAACAGCAACGTGCTGAGCTAAAACAAAAGTTTGGTGGACATTGCGCTTACTGTGGTGAGTTGCTTGGCGATAAGTGGCATGCAGACCATATCGAAGCAGTGAAGCGAGATTTAATTCATGTGGGTGGTGGAAAGTTAATTACGGGTGAAATGACTAGACCGCAAAACGACACTTTAGAAAACATGAACCCTGCATGTGTTCCTTGCAATACAAACAAATCGTCTATGCCGCTGGAAGGGTGGCGAAAGATGCTTACACATTATCGTGATGTGCAGTTATTGCGTGATAGCACACATGCTCGTCATTTACTTCGTTTCGGTTTGATTGAAATTAAGACAAAACCTGTGACGTTCTTCTTTGAGAATTATAAAGGAGCCAGTCATGAGTGAGTTTGAGGGTAAATCTGGAAAGTGGGCTTGGGAGATTCAAAAAGAACAACAAGCGAATTTAGTTGAGCTAAGAAGTTCAATTGAAAACCTAGTTCAAAAGTATAAGCACGATGCCCATGCTTCAAGCCTTTTTGGTGATCAAGATAAAGCACGAGTTTATAACTGCTTTGCTAATCAGTTGGAAAATTTGCTGAAAGGTGGTGCTTGATGTCATCAGTCAGCATTGCTGAATACCGCAAGTTATTTCCGATAAAGAAAAATAAAAAGCGGCGTTCAGCAAAGCAAGTTGCCAGACAACCAAGTGTGGGTGAAATGGTTCTGGCAACGCATTTAAGAGCATGCAAGATTGGTTTTGAACAGGAATATAAGTTCCATCCTGATCGTAAATGGAGAGCAGATTTTTTAATAACGGGTACAAAGATTTTGATTGAGGTAGAAGGCGGGATCTGGAGCGGAGGCCGTCACACAAGAGGCAAGGGCTATTTAGGGGATATGGAGAAATACAACTCCGCAGCAATGATGGGTTTTACAGTTTTACGGTTCAGCACAGAGCAAGTGAAAGCAGGCGTGGCGATTAAACAAATTGAGCAATTGGTAGGTGAAAAATGAGTGCAGTTTTAAAAACACAACAAATGGATTGGTCTAAATATACTATTGACGGTTGGTTAGAGCAGTTTGGCGCATGGTGTGAAACAGTTAGAATGAAAGGGGGTGATTTGCCAGATGGGCTTCATATCAATCAAATTTACTGGTTGATGCGTGAAGCTGGCAAAGAAGTACAAAAAAGTAAATCTTATATTCGATGTGAGATCAGTGATTATGAGGCGGATCAAATTCAAGCACTTTTACGAAGTCTATTAAATTCTGATAAAACAGATTTTACAACTAAGTTTGCATTAATTTGTTTAATTAAAAATAAGGTTGAAAATAAAGGATTGTTGAAGGTTGCTCAAGAAACAAACCAATCTAAAGCTCAGGTCGCAATTATGGTGAGTTGCGCTAGATTTTATTTATTAGGTCATGATAAAAGATTAAGACAAAATGGAGGTTCAAATGAAAACATACACTGTAAAACTATATGAAGGCGTTAGTCGGGAGAAAGTTAATGAAACTTTGAAATACTACCCTGATTATTTTGGTAAAATATCAATAATTACAAATGTAATTAATAATAAATTGCAATTAACACTAAAAGCATTTGAAGGAATCGACGTTATAACTGCCAATGATCTAATGATTAAAATCGTTGAACGTTTAAAAGCTTCTCAATTAGTAGAAAAGCATAATTTAGACTTGTTGACTGTCTAGACGCTTTATGGCATATTTTTGATATAGTGGACAAAGTTATAAGCGTTGCACCAATTTGTTTTAAAAGCTCACTTAATCGTGGGCTTTTAATTAGGATTTGAAAAAACATGAAATTTATCGTATATTAAACAGGTATTCTACTTCCTATGTAGTTATTCAGTTTATAGTCCGTACCTTCCCCAAGGTACGGATTTTTTTTATTTTTTGCTATATAGTCCAGGCTGGTAAAAATGAATATCTGTGTTGGTGGTGAATTAGATGGGCAAGTGATAGAAAAAAAGGGGTGTTAAGAACAAAGATGTATATAAATATTATAAAACTCAGTAATTGCATAATAAATTCAAATATTTACTTAAAATCAGGGTGACCGAATTTAAACAATCTTTACCTAGGCGAAGGATTTAGTAACTCAAATAAACATTATTTTAGACGGATAATTATAAAAAACGGAGTACAAATGTCATGAATAAGAATGTAGAGCTAATAAATTACATTGATGTAGCTGAGACAGTTTACGAACGGGTATATGAAAATAATAAAATTTCAAATAATTTGATTGTTAATCTAAATCGCATAATGGCTGAGATAAAGAATCAAGCTGCAGAAAAAAGACTCAAATTGAAGTACAGCTCAATAGACTTTGAACATTGTTTAAGTTTGCCTTTAGCTGATCGCAAGATAAAAGTAGATTTAAGTCTTATACCTCATTTTGAAGATCGTGAAGAAAGTATTTTGTGGTTAACTAACTTTATTGGAAAAATTTGTGAGCCCAGAAAGATGCAAAGACAGAAAAAAAAACTTCATTAAGTACCTGTGAATTTTAGATGAACCGCCCTTAAAGCGGTTTTTTATTGCTAGTAGAATATTTAAGGTATCTTTTCTAATAGGCACATACTATTGAAGTGTTTTTTATTTATTTTTTAGATTGAAAAGATTGCTATTTAAGTAATTTAAATATAAAAATCTTTATTGATTGAGAGTAGTTGTTATACAGGATATTTATAAGGATTTTAAAATGACAATTATCACATTGCTCGATGTTAAGACGAAGAAGAAGGTGATAGTTCGGTCCGTAATAGACCCAATAGCAAGAATAGACAAAAAAGGGAATATACAAATTATTCAAATTCATAAATGGCTATATGATGAATCTGGAGATTTCGTTGATGAAGACTTATATGAGGCACTCAACAATGGAGAAGTTGGAATATACATAACTTTGCAGTATATGATCATTAATATTGAAAATTAATTATTTTTTATTTTTAGTCAGTTTGAGTTCTTACTCTCTAGAGCCTAATGGTTACTACACATAAGACCTTATTAAGTATTACCTATTGATGGGCACATATTCTTTATAACTCTTGATAAGTAAAAAAATTATGTAGGCTAAAAATAAAACTATTTAAAAAAGAAATTTTTATCTATTTAAATATGAATATTTGATATTTTTAATTCAATCCCTATTGCTAGTGCTTAAATATTATGCCAATATGAAGTTGGAAATATTTCCGAATAGATATTTCCTATTTCAGGTTTAAGCGTTTTTTTCGCTAAGTCCATTTCTGAATAAAAATAGGAAGTGGGCTTTTTTATTTTTAAATATTTCTGTATTATCAGTGTGTTGCTGTAAGTAACACTAAACCTTATTGATCAGCGCAAATATCAAAAAAGGGGGAGCTTGCCTACTAGGCAAGCTTTTTAAATTGATAATTTAAACACAATAATCCATTTTAAAGCTCAATAGAAAAATCAAACTTCCATAGCTTTTATTCGTACTAATTTATTGAATATAATCGTTTTTATAATTTTTAAAATTTCCTTAAACTAAAAATGGAAAATTTCTTGTTGCAACATTGTTATAATAGGATTACCTTAAGAAAAATACTTTATAAAAATGAGGAGCTGCTGAAATGCCACAGTATCTCATGTTTGCGGAAAATATTTATAACAAAATTAAAGATGAGGAATTGTTTTCACATGACTGTATTGAAAATATGAACTTACTTATGATATGTATACGCAGAGAAATTGAGGGAACAGAATTTAAATTAAAATATAATTTTATTGATTTTGTTGAATTGTTCAGTAGACCATTAGATGAATGTAAAGTAAAAATAGATGTGAGTTTGATTCCTCCTCATAATTCAGAAGGTGAGTATATTTTATGGTTAGCTGGATTAATCGAAAAAATTACAGAAGGTGGACCTAAACCACCTCCACCTATAAAGAAGTTTATTCCAGAGTATATGAGCTTGAAATTTGAATTAGATTTTTTACCCTTAAATGAGGAAAAAATTCAAAACGAAGGTAAAGAAATTACGGATTACTTTAATTCAAAGCTTTATAAGGCAACTTTTAAGAAGTAATACTATATTGCCTGTGAGTTTAGCCACCGCCTAAGGGCGGTTTTTTTTATGGGTAAGAATAATGGATTCTACAGAATACTTTTGGCTTACTCGGAAAAAAGAACCTAAAACTAAACCTAAAAGCCGGCCATTGCCTAAGGCGAAGCAAAAATATTTCGAGGCTGAGGCAACACTTAAGGAAGAGCTTGAGGATTTGGCGATTGGATTTGAAAGTAAGTTTCAGCCGATCCATACCAAACACTGGCGCTTTGATTTTCATATTGTGAAATTGCGTTTGCTCATTGAAATTGAGGGTGGTCCCTGGTCTGGTGGGCGTGGTGGAAAGCTGTCAAATAAAGCATGGAGTCTTAATCGATATGATCATGCTGAAGAGATGGGTTACAAAATAGAGCGCTTTCATCCAGATTCTATTTTGTCGGGATATGTCATCAACTGGATAAAAAGTGAATTAGCGAGAATTGAAGATGGAGCAAATAAGACCATTTCCACCGACTGATTTTATTGATCAATCTGAAGAAGAGGAAGCAATTAGACTAACACCAGCACCAGATCTAAAAAAATGGGTTGTTGCTAATTACTTAACTATTGGTGGACCTCTTTATAACCCCGATCATGATCACATAGCTGAGCTGCTTCACGATAATGAAGAATTTTTAGCATTTGCTTGGGCCTCTTCTGCATATAAAAGCAAGCAAGCTATGGTGTTAGGCCAGTGCGAAAAAGTCATGTTCAATGTTGGTGGATGGCGTAAGGCCAGACAAGAGCAACAGATGCGAGACTGGTTCGGCTTTGTGCCAACATACTTAATAACTGTCGACGCTTCTTTCTGTGAGCGTGCAAACGATACAGAGTTCTGTTACTTACTTGAACATGAGCTTTACCACATTGGAGTGATGAGAGACGAGGACGGAGAAATTGTTTATAGCGATAGTTCTGGTCTTCCTAAGCACTATCTTGCAGGTCATGACGTTGAAGAGTTTATTGGCGTAGTTAAACGTTATGGACCAAGCAAAAATGTTAAGCGACTTATTGAAGTCGCAAAAAATCCGCCGTTTGTTTCGAATCTTGATATTTCAAAATGCTGCGGAAACTGTGTAATCAACTGAGCCTAATGGCTCTTTTTTTTGCCCATTTTGTTATACGTAGTTATACGATGAGGAAGTTATGGCGACACTAAAAGAGCCTGTGAAAATCTTTATAGTTCAGTCTCTTGCTTGTCGTGATACACCTCAAGAAGTGGCTGAACTCGTAAAACAAGAGTTTGGCGTTGATATAGATCGTGTTCAAGTTGCAACTTATGACCCTACAAAGGTTGCTGGTAAGAACTTAAGCAAAAAGTATGTCGAACTATTTGAAAAAACCAGAGATGAGTTTGATAAAGGCTTAATTGATATTCCAATTGCTAATAAGTACTACCGATTGAAGCAATACCAAAGACAACTTGAGAAGACTAGAAACGTCAAAACAGCCTTAAAAATTCTTGAGCAAGCCGCTAAAGACATTGGTGGTCAATTTACTAATCGCCAAGAAATTACAGGCAAAGACGGCGGACCAGTCCAAACAGTTAATTCAGAAATTCCAGTTCCAATGGAAGATTACTTAAAAGCGCGGAGGGAAGTCTTAGATGAGTACTGATGCGGCTCGGGATAAAGCCATCCGGATCGAGGCGCAAGAAGATTTATATTTCTTCACAAGGTACATGTTTAAGGAGCGCCGTGGTTATAAATGGATGCAAAATTGGCACCACTTAGAAATCTGCGAAGCTTTAATGAAAGTTTATCGCGGAGAGATAAAGCGGTTAATTATTAACGTTCCACCACGATATTCTAAAACTGAAATTGCTGTAATTAATTTCATGGCTTGGTGTTTTGGTAAGAATCCAGACTGTGAGTTTATTCATATCAGTTACTCGGCAATGCTTGCCGCAAATAATGCCTTCCAAATACGAACTCTTGTACAAGAAGAGGCGTATAGAAAAGTCTTTCCTGAGCTTACATTGCGTGATGATAGTAAGGCTAAAGACTTCTGGAGAACTTCTCAAGGCGGTGTCTGCTATGCGACAGGTACAGGCGGTACGATTACTGGTTTTGGTGCAGGAAAACTTCGTAAAGGCTTTGGCGGCTGCATTATTATTGATGACCCGCACAAAGCACATGAAGCTTCATCAAAAACTATTCGAGAAGGGGTAATTGATTGGTTTCAGAACACACTCGAATCGCGTACTAACTCGCCAGATACGCCGATCATTGTGATTATGCAGCGACTTCATGAAGATGATTTAGCTGGATGGTTGCTAGGTGATAGAAAAGACGGCGTTCCTGTAGCTGGTGGTAACGGTGAAGTATGGGAGCATCTATGTCTTTCAGCTATTCAGGAAGACGGATCCGCACTGTGGCCAGCAAAACACAATATCCAAAAATTGAGGCTAATGGAGCAAGCAGCACCATATGTATTTGCCGGGCAGTACCGACAAATGCCATCACCGCCAGCAGGCGGTTTTTTTAAGCCCGACAATATTCAAATTGTTGAGGCTTTGCCTGCAGATGTATTGAAACAAGTTAGGGCTTGGGACTTTGGGGCAACCGAAAATGAAGGCGACTTTACAGTAGGTGTGCGAGAAGCTCTAGGCGCAGATGGTTTTACTTACATTGTCGATGTTACAAGAGGACAGCTTGGTCCAGACAATGTGAATAAGCGTTTAGAACAAACAGCAAAGCTAGATGGGAAAAAAGTTTCTGTGCGTTTACCACAAGACCCCGGTCAAGCAGGCAAATCGCAAGCTAATTCATTTGTGAAGCTTCTTGCCGGTTATAACGTGATAGCCAAACCAATTTCAGGTGACAAGCTCACACGGGCACAACCATTTGCGGCCCAAGTTAACGTGGGAAATGTACGAATGCTCAAAGGTGAATGGAATAAGGATTTTATTGATGAGCTTCGTCATTTTCCTAATGGCACACATGACGACCAAGTGGATGCAGCTTCAGATGCGTTTAATGAATTACATGAAGGTTTTGAAGCCTTCTTTGCTGATATGGGATTTGCTCGATGAGTGATGTAACTTTTCAACATGCTGAATATGTTAAGAACTTGCCATACTGGCAAAAACTTGATGATGTTTGTGAAGGTGAAGATGCAGTTAAGGCTAAAGGTGAAAAATATTTGCCGATGCCAAATGCACATGATAAATCACCTGCAAATAAAAGCGCTTATGAGGCTTATCTTACCCGTGCAGTCTTTTATGAAGTAACAGGGACTACATCAAATAGTTTAGTTGGAGCAGCTTTTGCAACAGATCCAAGTTTTAAATTTCCTCCCGAGCTTGCTCATTTAGAACGTAATGCGAATGGAGCCGGTTTAAGTACTTATCAATTGGCTCAAAATGGAATTCGCCACTTATTGAAGCATTATCGTTGCGCTTTATATGTTGATTATCCCGATGTGCCACCAGCTCGTAATCTAGCGGAATTTAAAGCACAAAAAGCCTATCCGATGATTCATTTACTAAATGCCCTTGATGTAGTGAATTGGGATTCAGTAATGATCGATAACCAGAAAAAACTTTGTCTCGTAGTTATCCGTGAATTTAGGTCTGAGCGCGGTGCTGATGGATTTAGTAAAACCGAACAAGAGCAATATCGTGTACTTCGTTTAGAGCAAGAGGGTAATGGGGAATATATTTATTCCGTTCAGGTGTATACAAAGGGTGAAAAGGGTAACTGGGTTGGCGGAGATAAGAAGTTTCCAACAGATTACAACGGGAATTTCTGGACCTATATACCTTTTACATTTGTAGGTGCAATTGATAATTCAGAAGAGATTAAAAAGCCTCCATTACTTCCTTTGGCTAATCTCAATTTAGCCCATTACAGAGACAGTGCGGACTTTCAAGAGTCCGTTTTTTATATGGGGCAACCTCAATATTATGCGAAGGGTGTTAATTGGGAGTGGTATGACCAAGCCAAGAAACGTGGCATCTACATTGGAGCGAAAGTACTTTTGCCTTTACCTGAAAATGGTGGTCTAGGTATTGTTCAAGCTGATCCTAATACGCTTGCCCGGGAAGCCATGAAAGACAAGTGGGAAAAAATGAAGGAGATGGGGGCACGTTTAATCGAGAAGGGTTCTGGAAGCAAAAAGACTGCTACAGAGGCAAATAGTGATGACGCCGTTCAGCATTCAGTTCTTTCGCTCTGTGTCGTTAATATGAATGAAGCCTTGTCAGCAGCATTACGATGGGCTGCTAAGTTTGTAACGCCTAATGTGGATGTTCTAACTAAAGATGATTTGATGTTCGAAATCAGTCAAGAATTTAACAAACAGGGTTATTTAGCTGAGTTAGCTCGACAGTTATTTGAAGCAGCTCTACAAGGCCGATCTTCATTTAAATCATGGTGGGAATACAACCAAACAGGTATGTTCCCTAAACAAAAATATGAAGAAGAGCTTCAGAATGTTGAAGCAGAGCAAGATGGGACTTTAAATCAAAAGGTAGAGTGAGATGGCAACAGATATCAAAAAACTATTTGAAGCACTCACTCAGCACCAGGCCTATCTTTATCGTGCTTCATCAAAAACGGTAAATGAGTTATTGGCTTTATTCAATGATGATACGAGCAAGATGTTATCTAAGCTTCGGGATTTATTGGATGAGCTTAATGAGTCGGAGAAAGTTGCTTTAGCAGGTGGTAAATATACAACTCCAAATCTCAGGGAAATTAAAGATTTGATTGCCCAGTGGTTTGCTAGTGTTAATTTAGCATTACCTGAAGCTTTTGCCGTTTCAGCTACGGCACTGGCTGTTTATGAGGCCAATTACGTAGCTAAGCTCTATGGAGCAAAAATTAATAAGCCTGATGGGGAAAAACTATTCTTATCCGCTAAAAAAGTTCCGTTGGCAGGCGGAGCTCTTGTTGATGAACTTTTATCAAGAATTGCAGAAAGTGCTCGCCAAAAAGTTGAATATGCGATTCGGGACGGTATTAATTCAGGCAAAACTAACCAAGAAATTGTTCAGCGTATTCGTGGTACCAAACGGCTTAACTATGAAGATGGGATCTTAAATGGTACCAAAACTGATATTGAGCGAACGGTAAGAACTGTGCGAAGTCATGTAGCTAATCAAGCCTATCTAAATAGCTTCAACCAAATTGGCTTTGAATATGTCCGATTTGTTAGCGTTTTAGATGGACGAACTTCTAAGCTTTGCGCTTCATTAGATGGTTCAGTGTGGGAAATAAATGATCCGGCAAAGCGAGTGCCGCCGTTACATCCTAACTGTCGCAGTATCTTGGTTCCGGTCGAGAAGTACGGTCAACTTGTTGGCGAACGGCCATTTGTAATGGACGAACGTAGAGTTAAAGACATCCCCAAAGAAGAGCGAAGCCAGTTAATAGGACAGTTAGATGCAAACACCACATTCAAAGAGTTCTTTAAGAAAACAGATGATTTCTTTCAAAGGGAGTGGCTAGGGCCAAAGCGCTTTAAGCTCTATAAAGATGGGAAATTTGATTTTGAAAAGTTCTTTGATCCTGAAGGCCGTTTCTATAGCTTAGATGATTTGAGAAAGTTGGATGAAAAAGCTTTTAAAAAGTTGGGTCTGTAATTTTTCTTATGTTATATTTTTTAAAACATCAGAATTTATACAATATGAAAACAATAGCTTTTGTATGTCTAACCCTAATTTCCATCACTTGTTTAGCTGAACCAAGTCAAAAATATCTTAAAGAATATGATCGATTGTCTGAAGCTTTGGAGTCAGCAATGGCAAATGCATATTCTTTTGATCCTGCAACTGGTCAAGTAAAACAGGCTACTCAAGATTTAGAAGCTAAAAATAATTTATGTAGAGCTGCCCAGGCGAAACTAAACCTCACCACGTTTTTAAAAGACAATTTAGAGGAATCTAAAGAGCTTTATAAATCTATTGATGGTGCAGAGACTCTAGATAAAAATTATCTTAGTGGACAACAGCAGGAACAACAAAATCTCGTTTCAAATTTGAAAAAAGACCTTGTTGGAACTGGATTTAACTGTGAGTAATTATTGCCGATTACAGGTAATTCTAAACTCACTTAAGACACAATTTTCACCTATATAAGCGCCCAAATGGCGCTTTTGTCATTTATGGAGTTTGGCTTATGAGTGAATCAAAAGTTAGACATTTGGTACTTAAAAGAGTTTCAGATAAATCTTCTCATCTTGCTCTTTGTGACGAGGAAACAGGTATTCCATTAGCTGGATTAACCTCTGTAAAAATGAATTGTAGTATTTTTGAGGGTCCAGCGACTATCACGGCAACATTTGATGTAGGTGGTCCTCAAGGCATCCGCTTAGTTGGTGATGAACCTAGACAAAAGGTTTGGGGTGCAAAGGAAACGTAGCGAAAGGTACTACAAATGCCTGAAAAGCAAATCAATATGTCAGATGCTCAATATATTCTGAGCACAAAATGAATTCTGGTGCCATTTCTTCAAATTAAGGTTTCAAGCCATGGCAATTTATGGTTTTACTTTTGAAAGATTAAAAGCAATTGCACTCATCAAATAGAACTTAATTTTTAACCATAGCACCTTCGGGTGCTTTTTTTGTGAGAAGAAAATGCCAAGCCCTATTATCCAATATTTCCAATACGAACATTTACCTGAACATTTGCAGCAAGTTAGTAAGCCAATTGGTGATTTAGCTCGGCAAATGGATGAGCAACTTCCTGACGGGCCTGAAAAATCCACAGGATTAAGAAAGCTACTTGAAGCAAAAGATGCATTTGTACGCCAAGCTTTAAGTAAATAATCATTTATAGAAATGAAGCGTCCTAAAGGGCGCTTTTTTATTGCCTGCCGAAAGCGGATGCCAACGGCGAATCCGGGCGGATGCCCATTTTGTATATATAGGTTGGATGACCAATGAAACTTAAAACAGTAACAATCGACGGTAAAGTTTATGCGGAAGTAGACGGTGATAAGCCGATCTATATTCATGATGATGGCAAAGAAATGCCACATGATGCACCACACTCGGTAGCAACAATTGCACGCTTAAACAATGAAGCTAAAACACATCGTGAAGCCAAAGAAGCAGCCGAAAAAGCATTAAAAGCTTTTGAAGGAATTGAAGACCCAGCGGCAGCTAAAAAGGCATTACAAACAATCCAAAATCTCGATGATAAAAAGCTGGTGGATGCCGGTGAAGTTGAGAAAGTGAAAGCTGAAGCTATCAAAGCAGTTGAGGAAAAATATGCCCCGATTGTTGCGCAACGTGATGCTCTAGAAGCCTCTTTACATAAAGAACTTATCGGCGGTGGTTTTGCTCGTTCTAAGTACATTCAAGACAACATTGCAGTACCTGTGGACATGGTTCAGGCAACCTTTGGTCATCACTTCAAAATCGAAGAAGGCAAGGTGGTTGCATATGATCCGAACGGCGAAAAGATTTATTCACGTGTCCGCCCGGGTGAACTTGCAAATGTTGATGAAGCTTTAGAGTCATTGGTTGGTGGATACCAGCATAAAGACTTAATTCTTAAAGGTGGTAAAGGAACTGGTGGCGGTTTTCAAGGTGGGGGCAAAGGTGGAGCACCTACTGGAATGAAACGCAGTGAAATGTCTGTTTCTCAGAAAGCAGATTACATCAAAGAACATGGCAATGATGCCTTCCTAAAACTACCGAACTAATCATTAAATATTTGGAGATAAGTAGTTATGACTACGACAGTTAATTCCGACATGATCATCTACAACCAACTGGCCCAAACAGCGTATTTAGAACGTTTACAAGACAATTTGAATGTCTTTAATGAAGCTTCCAATGGTGCGATTATTTATCGTAATGAAATCATTCAAGGTGACTTCAATAAAAATACATTCTACAAAGTTGGTGGTAGCATTAAACATCGTGATGTGAACTCCAATGCAAAAGTAACTCCGGAAAAAATCGGTGCAGGTGAGTCTGTAGGTGTAAAAATTCCATATAAATATGGTCCTTATGCATCAACTGAAGAGGCATTTAAGCGCCGTGCTCGTACACCAGAAGAATTTGCTATGGTTGTTGGTTACGATCTTGCAGATGCATTGGTTGCAGGCCGATTAGAGTACAGTTTAGCTTCTTTAAAAGCTGCTATTTCTAGTAATCCCGATATGGTTGCGAAAGGAAGTATCGTTGTTGATGGCCGCAAAGCATTAACTCGTGGTATGCGAAAGTTTGGTGATAAGTTTGGCCGAATTGGCTTATGGGTGATGAACTCAGATACATATTTCGATATTGTCGATGATGCTATCACTAAGCAAATTTACGGTGAATCTGAAATCGTTATCTATGGTGGTTTACCAGGAACCTTAGGAAAGCCGGTATTGGTGACGGATGCTGTAGGTGATAACGATGCTTTTGGTTTGCAGTATGGTGCTGTAACTGTAACTGAATCACAAGTACCGGGCTTCCGAGCTTATGACATCAATGATGAAGAAAACTTAGCAATCGGTATGCGTGCTGAAGGTGCATTTAACCTAGATATTCTTGGTTATAGTTGGGATACATCAAAAGGTGAAAATCCTGATCTTACATTACTTGGTTCAAGTGCTAACTGGATTAAATATGCAACCAGCAACAAAATGACAGCAGGTACCTTACTTGATTTATCAGGTACAGCGACAACTGGTTAAAACCTAAAAATTAAAACCGTAAGAGGGCTAATAAGCCCTCTTTTTTATTATTAAGAGAAAAGCGCCATGAAGATTATCTATACACGCATTGCAGCACTGGCTGCATTAGAGACGGGCATTATTGCTAACCCTGACTATTATGAAACCCCAAATCTGAAAGCAAAAGAGGTAATTATTTACGGTAATTATCCAAAGATTCAAAAGGATTACGAATCTTTAGAAGTTCCAGTTGAAGTTCGCAAATTGGAAGAACCTGCAAAAACAACTTTGGCCACTGTAAATGTAGCGGTTGGAATTACTCCAGAGCTGCAAGAAGTCATTGATCAAGCAAAAGCTGACTGTGAAAAGGTTATTGAAGAAAACGGGCAACTTAAACAGAAAATCGAAATCTTGGAACAAGCTAATGGTGATAGTTCAGAGTTAATTTCTGAAAACACACGTTTAAAAGATGCAGTACTCCAAGCTGACAATGCTACTAAAGCGGCTGAAGGAAAAGTGGTAAGCATTCAAGCGGAATTTGATGCTTTTAAAAATGATGTTGCTGCTATGCAAGCACGTATTGTTGAATTGGAAGCTGGAAAATCGGCAGAAAACCCAGCTACAGAAACGGCAGCTAATGATTTTGAAAACTGGTCAAATGATCAATTAAAAGAGTATTTGGCTAGTAAAAATATTGGTTACAAGCCGTCAGCAACAAAAGCAGAACTTCTTAAATTAATCCCTAAGGAATAATGCAATGAGCTTTATTACTGTAGATGACGCAAATTCAATTTTGGGCAGCGATTTTGCACCAGACAGTGATAAAGCTCGTCTGGTAAAGCTGGCTAATGTATGGATGAAAAACAGAATTGGTTTTGTACCAGATCCTATTGATCCACTTCTTAAAGATGCTGCATGTGAAATTATCAAAGGAATTCTGGCCAAGGTAATTTATAACGGCAAAGACCAGCAGTTGAAGCGTAAGAAAGTTAAAGCTGATTCTGTTGAGTCAGAAAAAGAATATCAAGACGGATCTGAAGCAATCTCTAGCTTTGAACAGATAGCAATTGATTTTATTGATTCACTTGATTTGAAAGATCCAAATGCAAGTTTTAATGGCTTTGGCATACCACTTTACAGGGCATGATATGGGCTTACGTGACGAAATTCAGGCAGATATTGCTGAAGCATTTAATGCAGATTTAGCGGACGCCGTTCATTCATTTACTTGTGAGCGGATCTCAAAAACTAATTGGGATCCTAAAACTGAAACATATGTTGAAGTTAAAGAAAACTATTCCGGCCGTGGTGTTCTGTTTGGCTCTTACAGTCAATATGAGATTCAGACGCTTGGAGTCCTGGCCACAGATAAGAAGGCTACCGTGCTTCAAAATGAAGTGTCCATGACACCTAAAATTGATGATGAATGGCTAACAGCTTTAGGCTCATTTCGAGTTATTCATATTCAGCAAGATCCGGCCAGTACAATCTGGAAATGTCAGTTGAGGAAGGTTTAAATACTTGTTCTAATATCCTTCTAAATTAGGGGGATATATGGCCAGTAGAAAATTAGAAGATAAAATTAAACGAGTATGTTATTTCGTTGGTGGTGGAGTAATAGGCTATTTGTTAATTAGTTTTATTATTTTAAGTTCATTTCCATGGAATCATTATTTACTTGATAAAAAGCAAGCATACGATGTTTTAAAAGATGCATTCACAATAGGTGCAGCATTTCTTGCTCCAATTGCAGCATTTGTTTTATTCAATGACTGGAGAGAACAACATGTAGCTGTGAAAAATGAGAAATTGAGTGAGGAGATATTAAGAATAGTAACTACTGATTTTTTATCATTTTATAACCTTAACCCCAGATTAAAAGCAGATGTAGAAAAGTTTAATGAACAGCAAATGCAATTCCATAGAGATGTAGCAAATCTCTTCTTAAAGGTAGATGAAATTGATGCAGTAGATGATCAAGCTATAAGTTTTAAGGAAAATATTAAGAAGTTAGATGGTGATTTTTTGGGTTTGTATCTGAGTTTATTTAAACAAATTGAAATTGTAATTGAATATGATGCAATTGCTGAATTTTTAGATACAGAATCACTCTCTAGAAAAGAAGAATTAAAAACTGATTTGGATAAATACGCAAAAGAAAATGAAATCCACTATACAAGAATTATGGAAGTATTTAGAAAACTTAAACCGTTACAAGTTTCATCATGATTCCCACTTCGGTGGGTTTTTTATTGGAGTAATTATGACTTGGACTGCACATGAGGTCTATGACAGCTTTCAGGTTGTACCTGATGATGATTTAAAACCTCATTCATTTTTTCACTGCGAATGCCATCCCGAATATGTGGATGGCATTTTTATTCATAATGCATTTGATGGCAGAGAGGCAACTGAAATGCCTTTGCTAAGTTAAAAGGTAGACCATGGTTAGCACAGATTACGTACCTTTATGGCATATCTCACCTTTCCAACATGTTCAATACACGCTTGCCAGAAATCAGCTTCACATGGATTTGTTATTCGAGGACATGAATAACGTTGATAAGTTCTTGTCTGTTGAAAGTGCAGCCGCTCAAGTTGATTTCTATTCCGATGGTTCTTATGCAGTTGTTCAGTTGGGCGATACTTCAGAAAGGAAATTAATAGAGATATATGGTTTGCTTTTACATGAAGCTGTACATGTTTGGCAGAAGGTTAAGAAGTTAATGGGAGAACGAGAACCGAGCTCTGAGTTTGAAGCTTATTCAATTCAGGCGATCGCTCAAGACCTTTTTAAAATGTATGAAGAAAGCGAGGTGAATGATGGGATGGAAGGGGAAAAAGCCAACTGAATTTAGTTTTGATGTGGCTAAAACAGCAGAGGAAAAGGTAAAGAAAATTACAATGGATGCTGTTCAGTCTTTAGTGGTTTCAAGTCCTGTTGATACTGGCGCTTATCGTGCTTCGCATATCGTTTCAATTGGATCTGGTGATTATGGTGTCCGTGGACCTGAAACTAACCCAATTCAAGATGCTGCTATTCAAGCTGTAAAGATTAAATTGGGTAATTTAGTCTATATACAGAACAACCAGCCTTATGCTGAGCGCTTGGAAAACGGTTGGTCCGATCAAGCGCCGCAAGGTATTTATGGCCTCACGTATAACTTTATTTCTCAAAAGTACGGTGGCTAAAATGACAATGACTTTAGAGCAGACAAGGCAAGCTATTATTGATCGCATGCAAAGCTTTACAGGTATTACGCAAGACAGAATCCAGTATCCAAATTTACCAGGCTTTAATGTACCTAAAGATGGTGTTTGGTGCCGCTTAACGATTGCAGGTGGTCCCAGTTTTACTTCTGGCATTGCAGATAAGCCATGTACTCGCCGTACCGGTAATATCATGATTCAATGCTTTGCACGTCCCAATTCAGGAATAATTGAAATCACAAAATTGAGTGATGCATTACTTGCTCATTTTGAATATTTCACAATCGAACACTTAGAATGTTTGAATGGCCAATCTATTTATGCGGGTAAAGATGCTGACTTCATTCAATACAATGTATCAATAAGTTTTTTAGTTAACTAAAGCACATAACAAACCAATCTTTCACTACCACCTCATCGGTGGTTTTTTTATGTCTATAGGAATCACTTATGAGCAATTTTGTTTTTAAGCGTGGTGACACTTTCAACTTAAATCTTCAGCTAGTTGATATGGATGAAACTTTGCAATATCCACCCGATGATGTTCGCCGTGCCATCGATCTGACAGGCTACACATTCACTTCACAAGTTAAAGCTTTGGCTGATGGTGCAGCTGTGGCCACGTTAACTTGTACTGCATTAAGTCAAAGTACACAGAAGGGATGGCTGAATATTAAATCAGGTACAAGCACAGCAGCATGGCCACTTGGTTTATGTCAGATGGATATTAAAGCTGTGGTGAGTGGCACTACACAGCACACTGAAACTTTGACTTTCCAAGTGATTGACGGAGTAACAGCATAATGGCAAATCTTGTATTTAAATTTAATTGGGACCATCGACCGTTCCAGTTGAACTCAGCTCAGGGCAAGCGGCAATTTATGCTGCCATTCGCTTCCGGCATTCCTAATTTAAGCCCTAACTTTTCACAAGTTCAAGGAACTGCAGCAATCTCTCAAGGTGGTACAGGGGCAATCACTGCAGCAGAAGCTCGATCAAATCTAGGAGCTGCTGAAAAAGGGGTGAATACTGACATTACTGAAATGAAAGGTTTAACTACTCCACTTTCAATAGCACAAGGGGGAACGGGTGCAAACTCCGCAATTAGTGCGAAAGTTGCATTAGGTCTGGGTGATGCTGGTGCATTGGGATATTCAGCAAATGCGGTTGCTTCGCTTTTTAATAAGACACTTGTTTCCGATTGGGTGTCTGTTTTAGGGCTTAATAGATTTGCCAACATTTCACATGGTGACTGGCAAGGCGGGAGTACAGCAAACTCTCTCTATATGCCTATGCGTTATGGGACATTGATGGGCTATCACGCCAATGATTCAATCGGTACTTATTCATGGCAATTCTTCAAAGGTGTGCAAGGGCACCAAATGTCATATCGATATGGTGCTGGATCTGATGCATGGTCAGCATGGGGGCATTTAAAGACCAGCTTCAATACATCAGTTGATGCAAACGGATTCTTAAAATCAGCCTCACCAGTAGTTAAGTTGTTTAACGACCATATCGAACTCAATAGTGATGCAGAAAAACAGCCGATTGAATTTAAGAAAGTTGATGTAGGCGATTATTTACTTAAAGGCTCTTTAGGCTTTGCCCAAGAAGGTTGGTACATCGAAGTACCCAAAGACGCAAATGGAAACACGATCGTAGCTGTGGTGTATGACACATTGGAAAACGGTGATATTTCGATTAAGACCTACAAGCGTAAATTTGATTTCGAACTTGCAGCAGTAGTAGCTGATTTAGAAATTCCCATGGATATTCCAGAAGCACGCTGGGTTGATATTCGTTTGCATGAGGAACCGGAGCCTGAACCAGAGCCACCGACAACTGAAACACCTTTTGAGTTTCAGCCAACCAATTTATCCGAAGCCGTAGCTGCCGCCATGGTTGGTATAGCTCCGCCAGATCTCTCAGAAGAAACCCAGTAAGGACCCGCTAATTTAGCGGGTTTTTTTACGCCCATTTTTTATAACTGCCCGCTGATAAAGCGGGTTTTTTTATGCCTAAATTTTGGAGAACTATAAATGAGTTCAGGCGCAAAAATTCGATTATATGCTTGTGAAGAAGCAGTATTAGGGACGACTCCAGCAAACCCAATTTGGTACACAGTTCGCCGTGTAACCGATGGCCTATCAGAAAATGTCTCTACGGAAGAAAGCAGTGAAGTAGTTGACTCACGCTATCGTCAAGGCGGTGTAGTTACTGAAGCGGAAGTTGCTGGTCAGTTAGAGTTTGAATTGTCACTTGGTACCTTTGATTTATTCTTAAGTGCTTTAGCATTTAATAACTGGGCAACGAATAGCTTAACCATTGGCGGTAATGTACGTAAGTCTTTAACGCTGGTTAAAGTTTTTGAAGATATTGGGCAGGTGTTTATCTACCGTGGTGTGCAGGTAAATACCGGTGAAATTACCATTCAAACAACCGGGAAGATCACTGGTAACTTTGGTTTAGTAGGTAGCTCGTTTACTCGTCAGCAAACGAACCCTGTAGTGAATCCGGTTGCAGCTTCGACTCGTCCGCTTGTCAGTATGCCAAACGTGGAAAACTTGCTTATTAATGGTCAATCAATTCAAGGTAAAGCGTGCATGCAATCGCTTACGCTTTCAATTAATAACAACCTTGAAGCAATCCGTTGTATCGGCTCAGGCAAATACACACCAGAGTTCTACATTGAAAAGATGATGGATATCGAAGCAAATGCTTCCTTCATGTTCTCGGCAACTGCGGCAGGGTGGATTGATGCCATTAAAACCCGAGATGTGTTTACTCTGACCTTTGATATTAAAGACAGCAAAGGCAGTAAATACTCGTTTAACTTCCCTCAATTAGAAGTGATGGAAGCCAATCACCCGGATGGTGGGGGTGATGACATCATTACTGTAGACATCAACTTTGCTCAAGTTCGTACAGCTCCAACGATTGTACGTGCTCTTGTGTAATCGGCTTAATCAGTAACAAAGCCTATGGAATCACATGGGCTTTTTAATTTCTAAAATTTCAGAGGTTGCTATGGCTTTAAAAGTCGGAATTATTAAAAGCTCAGATGTTGCTCAGTGGTGCACTTTTGAAACTGAAGGTGGACATGCAGAGTTTAAAATCCGGGGAATTGGTTATAAGCCCTTTCAAGTTGCACTAGAGAAGGCAGGAAACCAAATCACATCCAAAGGCTATGATGTGATGGTAAAAGATGAAAACGCCAAGCTCTACCATGAATTATTACTGGATGCATGTGCTGCTCACCTGATTGAAGATTGGAAAGGGATAGTTTTTTCTGAGGTTGTGGACGGCCAGCCAGTTGAATCGGAAAAGCCTTATACCCCTGAGAATGCCTCAAAGCTTCTCAATCAAGGTGACATTGGTATTTCAATCTGGTTATTCATTAAAGAGCAGGCCCAGAAGATTCAGGAAGAAGCCGACAAGGACAAGGCTTTAATTCTGGGAAAGTTATCGAGCTCTACAAATACCAAAAAGCGTATGCGTCGAAAACGCCGCACGAAATCGAACAAATCAAGTTCTTAGGCGGCCGTATTCCTGATCCGCCAGAGTATTCTTATGCGGCTGATTCCATTCTTTCGGCATTTAGCACTATTTGCAGATCCCGACGATATGAGCAGGGTATCCCTTTATCTTTAGATCAGCACGCAATCAATGTCTATGCAGAGCATAATGATTTGCCAGTGGCTGCTCATATTTTTAATGACTGTATTTTTGCGTTGGATAACCTGTTTCTGGATGAAGCGCATAAGAAGGCGACGCAACGAGCGACGAAGACTTAAATGCTGACGTGTGATACATAACTGCGACTGTACGACGCGATATAGCGCAGTTGATGTTACATAAGACGGCTGCTCTATTGACAACGACGCTACGATTCGTTATTGACAAAACTGTCATTAGTAAATAGTATTCGTTTAAACGCGGTGTTCGTAAACGCGAACATTATCCCAATGCGCTGATAGGAGAATACTATGAAAACTTATAATAAACTTACCGATGGCTATGGTTTGGGCTAACAAACCGTTAAAGATTTCTATAAAATAAGGCATCTCAAGTAGATGCCTTATTTTTTGAGCATATAATGACAACATTTCTATTAAATTGTTTATTGATCCTACCTTATTTAATTATTTCAGGTTACTTCTTCTTTAAAGTACGTGATAGTTATTTCTACAAGTCTAGGAGTAGTGTTCAATTACTTTATGTATTTTTACTTTTGACAACTGTAATTTTTGAATTGCTGATCTGGAAAGGTTTTTTTGAAGAATATAACTTCTTAAATATTAGTTTAGTAAAGGAAGTAAATGAAAGTTACTACTTTCAGCAACATACCATTTTTGGATTATTGAGTGAAGCCCCAGCAGGTTCAGGTAAGCTTACTTCCTTTGTAGCTTTTCTTTCGGCAATTGCTGCGATTGCAGGGTGGATTTTTACAAGTCGGCTTCAAATAATTAATGCAACCAAAACGCATGCTATGCAAGTGCTCATGAATAGTAGAACTTCTACTGCATATGTCGCTAAAGTAGATGATGCTATGAAGTTGAGAGCAAAAGTAAAAGAAGATAACGGCTGGGCAGAAAAAGATAGAATATATGTCTCAAAAGAAAGATATTTGAAGTTGCAACCTGAAGAAAGATCAGCAGTACATTATCTTCTAAATTTCCTTGAATTTATTGCGGTTGGTATTCGACACAACAATCTAGATGAAGAGATGTTGAAAGGTAGTTTTAAGACTATTTTAACTAATAATTATCTTCTTTTTCATCCGATTATCCTTCATATCCGTGAGCAAACTCCTAGCAATTACACTGAGCTTGAGGTTCTTTTCCTACGTTGGGATCAAGGTGAGCATCAAACATGCTTGAAGTGCGAGGAATGGTACAAAACTAAAGAGTTAGATAAAAACTCTAAAAGGTGTAAAACCTGTCTTGAATCCTGATATAAAAGAACCCGCATATGGCGGGTCTTTATTGCGCCATTATTAACCAGTTGTTAAATTACTCATAAATATAGGGGTAATTTCATGAAAAAGATTATTTTTTTAATTTTAATTTGCTTTCCAGTTTTTGCTATAGCGAACACTTCGCAACCACTTAATTATAATGATAAGTGCAAACTTAGGGGATTTAATTTACTTGCCTATGATGCGAATTTTAAAGAAGCATTTGATTCAAAATTAATGAAATTTGGAGCAATGAAGTCTGCAGATTTTGATAAGGATGGCTGTATTAATGAAAATAATCTTATAAATGGAATTCTAACAGCCGAATTTCTTCAAAATAAAAATAAATTTGTTGGACAGCATTTAAAAAGTTTTGTTGCATTTGATTCGAAAAATAAAGAAATTCTTGTGGTTTTAGTAGATGAAGAATCGAAGAGTTATGTAATTGGAGATAAGACGCCTAACTTAATTTCCGCTCTAAAATCTTCATTTGGTTCAAATGAGAACTTTAAAAAAGTAGATATTTCTTCGCCGTTAACGTTCAAAAATTTCAATGAGAATTATCAATCAAATAAAGCTGAAAAAGAGTTTTCTGATGTTGTTGAAAAAAGAATTGAAGAAAACAAAAAACTTTATAAAGTGGCAGCTGAGAACCTAAGAAAAAAGAATCTAAAGGATCTAATTCACAAAGATACAAAATACATTGAGCAACTTAAAGATGGAGAAGGAGGAAAATCTAACATTAGTGTAATAACAGTAATGGATCCAAATATAGATTTACCGCTTTCAAAAAAGAGCATTTCTCAGAACATATATTTTGTGTCTGTATTAGAAAAAATAGGTCTCAAAAATCCTTACTCATTTAAGCCTAGAAGTGCAATTGTGAAGCAAGAAGGAGCATTGCTTAAAATTGGACTTGAATATACAGCTCAAAATTCTTATGGAGCTGATGTAGTTGGATTTGGAAATAAAGTTTTATTTCTAGGTAGCGATGGTCAATATCATCCAGATCCAGAAAAGTAATTTATTCATTTAAAAAAGAACCCGCGAAAGCGGGTTTTTTATTGCCTAGAGGAAAGTAAAGATGGCACAAGAATCCCGTTTGGTCATTGTTATTGATTCGCAAAATGCTGAACGTAATGCGCGTAATCTAGGCAATGAACTGGATAGCATTGAGCGTAAAGGTGAATTTGCATCTAAGTCTATGGACAGCTTGTCTGTAGCCACCAGAGCTTTAGCTGGACACATGGCTGGTTTATTAACAGTAGGTTCAGCCATTTCAAAGATGGATACATATACTGGATTACAAAATCGCCTTAAGTTAGTCACTAACAATCAAGTTGAACTAAATAAAGCAACGGAAGACACTTTCCGAATTGCTCAAAAAACCTATTCAGCTTGGGATTCTGTTCTACAGGTCTACCAGCGTTTTAGTGATAATGCCAAAACTTTAAACCTCACAATGGATGATACGGCCCGCTTAACTGAAACGGTATCAAAAGCTGTAGCAATTAGTGGAGCTAGTGCAGAAGCTGCTGATGCCGCTTTAGTCCAATTCGGGCAGGCTTTAGCAAGCGGCACATTACGTGGTGAAGAACTTAACTCTGTAATGGAGCAAACACCAGCTTTAGCAAAAGCTATTGCACAAGGCATGGGTATCACCGTTGGTCAGCTACGGTCAGTAGCCGCAGAAGGCAAAATTACTTCAAAAGAAATCGTTAAAGCGCTTAGAAATGTAGAATCTGATGTTGATGCTCTTTTTGCTAAAACAGATATCACAATCGGGCAGTCTCTCACACTCCTAAACAACGAGATCACAAAATTTGTTGGCGAAGCAGGTAAGGGAAGTGGTGCGGCACAGGTATTAGCTGGATCAGTTCAAACTCTTGCAAGTAATTTAGATTTAATTGCTGATGGGGCTTTAGTAGTTGGTATTGGATATATCACTCGTGCAATTTTGATGAAGAGCGCTGCTATTAAAGAGGGAATGGCTTCAACTTTAGCGAGCCGCCAAGCATCTGTATTAAATGCTCAAGCAGAATATGCAGAAGCTACCGCTGCTTTGAATGCAGCAAAAGCTCATCTCGCGAATGTGCGAGCAACAAATGCAGAAACCCAAGCTAAATTTGGCGCAACAGCGGCAGCAACTCGATACGCACAAGCACAGGCAGCAGTAACTGCTGCTACAAATGCACAAACAGCAGCTCAAATTAAGCTAAATACTGCAACTTCAATTGCAGGGAGACTAGCTAAAGGGGCGTTTGGATTAATTGGTGGGTGGGCTGGAGTTGCAACATTAGGAGTAATGGGATTAGCGGCAGCCTATTCTTATTTTAATAATAAGGCAGAGGAGGCAAAGCAAAAGCTTGCTGAACAAGCTAAAGTTGCTGAGAAAGCTGATGAGGAGTTAAAAAAATTAACTGGCAATGATAAGGCTAAAGCAGTTAATGATTTAACTACTGCTTTTAATGCACAAAATAAAGCATTAGAGAAATCATCGCGTGCTGTAGGGTCTGCATTAATTGATATCGAGAACTATGCACGAGGAAATAGGGAGGTTGAAAAAATTTCCCAAGAAGCGAGAACTGGAACTATCAGCTATACAGAAGCCATTGAACGTCTAAATAAAATTAAGTTGCCTACAGATCTATATGAAAATCTGAAAAAACAGGCTGCGCAGTATGATGACAATGCATCTAAAGCAAGTTTATCAGCTGAGAAACTTAAATTATTAAGAGTTGAGGTGAAACTTGGAGGTAATGAAGCACAAAATGCGGCAATTAAGCAACAGAAGCATGCTGATGCTTTAGAGAATACTGGAACCGCAGCTGAAACCGCAGAACAGAAACTCAAGAAATTACGTGAAAATGCTAACAAATCCATGCTTGATGACCAATATTGGATTAACAACTATATGCGTAACAAACAACTACTTGGAGAAGCTAGAGCAAAAGAGTTTGCTGATTTTACTTTAGATTGGCGAAAGGAAAATAATATTGGTCGAGAGGTCATATTATCTAAAGAACAACTTCAAATTTTACAAGAGCAGTGGCAAATGCATTTGAGAGTCGCTGCAATTCGTGATGAGGCTACTAATGCAACTAAAGAGCAAAATAAGGCATTACGAGATCAGCAAAAAGTACTAAATGTAAATGCGAAAGTCCTAGCGAATGCTTCAAAATTCGGCTTTGCTGATCTAGAGTCTAAATACAAACTTCCATCAGGAACATTATCCGCGATTCATATGATCGAATCTCGAGGTAATGCAAAAGCCTATAACAAAGAAACCGGAGCCACTGGTGGATTTCAGTTTCTCGAAGGTACTGCTAAGCAATATGGCGTAAAAGACCGCACTGATTTAGCACAGTCTGCTGAAGGTGCGGCTAAGTACATGTCTTATCTTTTGAAACTTTTTAAAGGTGATTTAGAGAAGGCTGTACGTGCATATCATGCAGGTGAAGGCAATGTAATGAAGGGTAAAGGTATTGGTAAAAATAATAATCAATACTGGAATGACTATCAGAGTTATATGGCAGGTATTAATGGCTATACAGCTGGCGATATTTCATCAAAAGACTTCGATAAACTTATTCAAGATGCCACCAAAATGGCAGAAGAACAAGCTAACCTTCGGCTTAAATTAGAAAATGAAGTTGCGAATCAAGTCACAAAAATTAGAAATGATCTTTCTAATAAACTGGAAGAAGTTGATAAAGCTAACTTTAGCCCAGAACGCAAGGCCGAAATTAAAGCAGAACTTCAAGCACGTGCAGATAATGATATTGCTATTGCTGAGCAAGCTACAAAGACTAAGCTTGATTCATTCCGAGACTACACAAAGACGGAAGAGCAAATATTAAAAGATAGCTATGCCAAGCGTCAGTTTGAGGCCGAGCATGACCTAGATTTAACTAAAGATCAGCGTAAAGAGGCTGTTGATCTATTAGCTCAACAATTAAAGCAAGAACTTGGGTTAATGCAATTAGCTCAGGAACAGCGTTTATTTCAGGCACGTTTATCATTGCTTTCTGAAACCCAAGCCATGCAGGAACGTTACAGACTCGAACGGGAGGAAATTCTTAAGAATACCAAGCTTTCTATAGAAGAGCGGCAAAAGCTAATCGCATTATCTAAAGCCAATCAGGATAAAGAGACACGCGATAAAGTGAATAATGCTGCTCAAAACTGGGGTGGTATCCAAGCGGATATGAATGGTACCGGAGAATTTTTCAGACAGGATCAGGAACGATTTAGCCGTTTAAATGCTGCAAATGATTTAGCAGATAGTCAATTTGCTGCTACCGACCTGAATGAGCAAAACTCTTTAGATGGTTTGAATGCTCAATTCGAAGCTGGACTAATTAAGCAGCAGGATTATGAAAACCAGAAAACAGCTATCATTCAAGCAGCTCAAGATCAACGTAATCAGATTGCTGCTGAATATGCAAAGAATGCTCAGGATATTGAAGATAAGTATCAACAAGATCGCTTGAACACTCAAATTGCATTTGGTGGCCAAATGATGGGTTCACTCACATCGATGTTTGGTTCAATGTTTGGTGAGCAGTCTAAAGCATACAAAATAATGTTCGCTGCAGATAAAGCTTATGCGATTGCAGCTGCCGGTATTGCGATTCAGCAAAATATTGCAGCAGCTTCAAAAGCTGGTTTTCCTCTTAATTTACCGTTGATTGCTGGGGCGGTTGCTCAAGGCGCTAGCATTATTGCAAACATCCGGGCAATCAAAGATCAAGGCTTTGCAGATGGTGGTTACACTGGATCTGGTGGGAAATATGAGCCTGCCGGTATTGTCCATAAAGGAGAGGTGGTCTGGTCGCAAGAGGATATTCGCCGTTGGGGTGGGGTTGGGTTAGTTGAAAATATGCGTAAGAGTGCAAACCCTGAAGCATTTATCAATAATCATGCACAGAACAACACTTCAATAGAGAATGTTTTTAACCGTTCTTTCTTGAGTTCAAAAGCATTTAATGACAACAAGTCGATTTCAAATATATCTAACCTTTCTAACTCAAAAGTTCTAAATAGTAATGTTTCAAACAGTACTGTGCAGAATGCTGAGAAAGAATTGCTGAAAGAAGTTTCTATCTTAAAAGACAATGGTTTTGCTGATGGAGGCTATACAGGCAAAGGAAAGAAATATGAGATTGCTGGAGCCGTGCATAAAGGTGAAATTGTTTGGTCCCAAGATGATATTAAAAAATGGGGTGGTGTTGATAAAGTTGAACAGATGAGAAGGGCTACAAGTCCAGAATCATTTGTTTCTAACTATGCTCAAAACCATACTACTTTTGAAACTATTTTGAATCGGGCCAATCAGAGCTCAAGGATTTTTAACCAGAACAAAGAAATCTCGAACATCTTTAATCAACCGGTTCAGGATGGTCAGATAATTTTTAAAGGCAATGGCAGCGTACCTGCTGCATCGTCTTTGGCCAGTTCTGATCTATACCACGATGGCAAGGTCTACTTCTCATCAAATGGTTTAGTTCAGGATCGATCAAATCTTGAGGATGTTCAAGACTTCACGATGGGTCAAGCTGCTCGACCTCAAGCTGAGATGATGCCTTCAATTGAGCCAGCTTCACCGACAATCAATTTTAAAATTGAAGTGATTAATCAGGTGAGTGGAGCGACAGTTGAAGCCGAACAACTGGATGAGCAAACTGTCCGGATCATTGTTAAAGATGAACTGGATAAGCAGCTTCCAAGAACGGTACCGAAGCTTGTAAGTGATCAAATTGGTAATCCAAACTCAACTATTAGTCGGTCTTTGACTGAGAATACGACAGCAAGACGGAATCGTTAATCAATAAAACCACCTTTCGGGGTGGTTTTTTATTACCTAAGGAAAGTTATGTACAAGTTAAAGCTAAATCCTCAGACCAGCGGCTATGGCGTAACACTGGGTGATGATGTAAAGCGACAACAAATGGATGGTGGGCGTGGTCGCTATTACATCGATGTGAAGCGTAATAGCCACATTGTTGATGTGAACTGGAATTTAAGTAAAAACGATTTCAATAAAATGATGGCGTTCTGGCGGATCTACCAGAATAAGCCGGCTTCATTTTATGCGGATCTGGTGATTGATCAGGGAGCACGTCAGCAATACCTGTGTAACTTCATTCCGAACTCGTTCAAGACCAATGAAGTCAACGGCAACCTTTACCGGGTAAATGCACAACTCGAAGTTGTTCAAAACCAGCCTAACCTTGCTGCAGATATAGCATTAATTAAAGATTGGGAGGTCTGATGGATAACGAATATGCCGAATTCTTTTTCAATCGAAAAGTTGATATTTATCAACTGGAATGTATTGAACTCTCACACCCTTCTTTTATGAATACTTACCGGGTAGTCCGTAATGATGACCGAGGGGTGTATGTTCAGCACAATGAAGGTGAAGGGCAGGTGCTTTATGAATACCTGCCTATGACAATTCAAAGATCCGGAATGCTGGGCGATCTAGACCAGACTTTAACAGTCTCTATTTCAGGTCTTGGTGATATTTTGCCGGATGAGTTTGAACGGGTAATAGAAGGTCAATTTCCGGATGTAAAACCAACAGTTAATTATCGGCTTTATAGTTCAGATAATTTAAATACACCGATGCATTATCTGCTTGGCTTACAACTCGCCGGTGTTTCAATGAACCATAAAGCTGTGACGTTCAAAGCTGAATCGCCGCGATTAAATACCGCTAAAACTGGAGATATCTTTGCACTAGACCGCTTTACTGGTCTCAAGGGGGCTATATGAAAAGTCATGATCATTTGCTTGATAGACAATATGACGAGGAAAACTACAACTGTGTTCATTTTGCTCATGAAGCTGCATTGGATCTATATGGAATAGACCGGGTGGAAGCACTTGAATTTTTTATGAAGCCTATTAAAGAAAAGGTATTTCTACCATCAAGGTTAAAACTTTTAAATCCACTGCCCATGCCCAAGGAAGGCTGCATAGTCGCCTTTCACTCGAGATACCGAAACAAGCCCCCACATGTGGGGCTTTTTCGTTTGGGCCGTGTTCTACATTTGATGGAAGGCGGAGTTACTTTTTTATCCGAAGAAGTGATCAATGCAATGGGTTTTAGTCGGGTCAGTTACTATGATTAAGATTATTTATAAAAAAGATGCTTTGTCTGAAGAAAAGACAATTGAGCAGGCTCAAACGATTGGGCAATGGCTCACTTCAAAATATGAACATATGCCTGAGCATGTCCGTATCTTTCATACCACAAGCAATATGGATCATGCCGAAATTTCATTTGCGAACGAAGTCACACCGAAGAATGCTTATGAGTTAAAGCAGCTTGATTTCTTACCGGGTACTTTTATCGTAATTGAGAATCCTAAAGGTATTGAGCTTGGTGCAGCTGCATGGGCTGCTATTATCTCATTGGTTGTGGGGGTGGCAGTTGCATTATTAATGCCAGTACCTTCAATTACACAAACAAACCAAAATAACAACCAGTCTTCATCTGCAAATAACGAATTATCCAATCGTGAAAATAAAACTCGTGTAAATGGCCGGATTGCTGATAACTATGGAGCCGGGTGGAACACACCCGACCTAATCGCAGTGCCTTACAAAGTTTATGAAAATAACGTTGAAGTTGAACACGTTGTCGGTTGTATTGGTCGTGGTCACTATAAAATTAACGGTGCATATGACGGTGAAACCAATATTGTCGATATTGCCGGTGCATCGGTAGAAGTCTATCGACCAGGCGTTGATATTGTCTCGGGTGAGCCATATTTCTCGCTTGGTACCGAAATTACCACGCCGCCACTAACGGTTCAGCATCAAAACTCGGTGAATGGCCAGATCTTGCGTCCGGCAGATACACAAAGCTTGGAAGGTACCAACTATCTTCTTTTTGCCTATCCAAATGAGATCCTGCGTGCAGCGGCGAACAACACAGATTTAACCACTAAGTTTGTTAGTAATGACCGGGTAGAAATCACAAATGCTTCGTTTACTTACAACGGCCAGACTTATGATTTAAACGGTACATATAGCGTTCTATCGGTAGCTGATGACCGTATGGCATTGTCTAATCCGGCTGCGGTAAACTCCAACTGGTTAAAGCTTAAAGAGTTAAGTAACCAACAAACAGCAGCTTTATCACCAAAGATTAGTTCAATAGGTGAAAAATGGATTGGTCCATTCATTCTGGACAATGTCGAACGAAGTCGGGTGCTATGTAACTTTGTGGCCACAAATGGACTTTACACAGTTTCTTCAGGTGGAAATCAGGGAGCTGTAAACGTCACGATTGAAGTTGAAGTAACGCCGGTTAATGAATCTGGTGCAGCCATTGGCAATCCAATGCTAAAGCAGATCATTCTAAAGGGTTCGGCAAAGTCACGCCAAACGGTTGGTGCAACGCTGGATATGGTGACTTTTCAGGGGCGCTGTAGTGTCCGTGCACGCCGTTTAACTCCAACACCGGCAGTTACCACTGTTGTTGATGAAGTAAAGTGGCAGGCGCTTTACGGTGCTTATCCTTTACAAAGCACAGTGTATGAGCATGAAACGGTTTTTCGTGCGCGTACTTATGCAACCACTGGAGCTTTATCTGTCAAGTCCCGTAAGATCAATTTCGATCTTCAGCGAATGTTGCCGACTTATAAAAATGGAGCAATGACGACAGAGCTATTCCCAACATCGAGTTTTGCTGATGCTTTGGTATCTATGGCACTTGATGACAAGATTGGGCGCCGTACGATCGATGAGATTGATCTGGAAAACATTTACCGGACTTATAACGATGTAGTTGATTATTTTGGTACTCCACTAGCGGCAGAGTTCTGTACCACTATTGATGATACAAACCTGTCTTTTGAAGAGCTCGTCACCAATCTTTGTGATGCCGTATTTTGTACCGCATATCGGCAAAACAATAAGCTCAAGCTTTATTTTGAACGTCCAACTGATAACTCGGTAATGCTGTTTAACTTCAGGAATATCATTCCGGATAGTTACAAGCATGACCTTACCTTTGGCGTGATGAATGACTACGATGGACTGATCTATGAATACACGGATCCGACCGACGATAGCCGTATCAATATCTATTTGCCAGACAAAGGAGCAAAGAACCCGAAAGAAGTGAAATCCGTTGGGGTGCGAAACAAGTGGCAAGCGCATTTCAATGCGTACCGGCTTTGGAACAAGCTTCGGTTCCAGCGCAAATCCATTACCTTTGATGCGGCACCTGAGTCAGAATTACTGGTTTTACGTGACCGTATTGCCGTAGCAGATTATCGCAATGGTATTCATCAAAGCGGGGAAGTGGTACAGCAAGAAGGTTTAATTCTCACCCTAAGCCATGATGTAGATTTCATTGCAGGCAAGAGCTATGTGATCTATCTGCAAATGGGGGATGGTACCGTGGACCTAATTCCTATTACACCGGGTTCAGCCAAGAACAAGGTGGTTTTAGACCGTTTACCGAACGGGGCCTTAAAGCTTAGTCCCGATGACTTTGTGAATACTATCTACACGGTAGTTAATGACGATACCAAAGGCTCATTGCCTTACCTGGTAGCGAAAAGAGAACCAGTTGACCAGTTCTCAAATACCATTACGGCAATTAACTATGATGAGCGCTATTACCTCAATGACAAGGATTTTATTGATGTACCGGTTGATGATTCACCGATCTACATTCGATATGACCAGCTTGATATTAATCTCGCACGTTTATATCAAATGCAAAGAGGTGATTTACCAACGACTGGCGAAATCAGTTTTGTAGTTGAAGCAGGGGCGCTGGTTTCAAGCTCAAGTTCATATCGACCGGAAACCAGATTTGTCTATAAATTCGACTATAACTCTAGTCCTGCAAAACGAGAGTATATCGTTCCAGCTGCCTCAGAATTACCAGCGATAGATACAGGGGAGTTCCCACCTGATCTGGTGGTGAATCTAACGATTAAAGGCTCAGTTGTTGGACGTGGTGGTGATGGCGGGTTGCCACATCTAGCTTACGGAGATTGGGAAAAAGATTCTGACTTCAATTTTACCAAAACCCGCCGTGATGGGTTTCAGGGAGCACCCGGTTTGTTGAACCGGCACAGCAAACTAAACCTGATTATCGATGGAGGGACGTTAGCTCGAGGCGGCTCAGGTGGTGGAGCAACACCAAGTGGTATTTACACTGGATCATCTTATGGGGTTCAGGGAATTCCCGGTGGTGCTGGAGCACCATTTGGTCGGGTAATGACTGGACAGCCGATTTCAAATGACTCACAAGATTATCGCCTCTATCTGGAGAGTTATTTATTGGTTATGAAAATCACTGATGCTGAAGCTTCGGTGCCCGGTAAAGGTTACCGAACCCAAAATGACCGTTATGGATCTCCATTATCGGGTGATGGCGGTGGATGGGGCGAACGTGGTACCAAGTCTACCAATGGTGGAACATGGAATTGGCAATACCATGGAACGACGGAAGGCCAGCCGGGGCCGGGTGGACCTGCAATTGTTGGGGTGGCACCTCTAACAACTCAATTGATTAACGGAGGGAAAATCTTACAAACCCTTTAAACCTTAAAAGAACTATGAGCACCCAATTGGGGTGCTTTTTTATTGTCTAAAAATATCTGGAGAGATTTATGGAACCAGTTTCCACAAGCGGTTTAACAGCAATTTTAAAATTTTATGGTGCAGCAATTATGGTGACTTTAGCGGTCGCTTTAGTGGCAGCAGTTGTATTAATGACTCGTATGCCACGCTCACCACAAGAGTGGGCAGTTGGTTTGATCTGTACTGTTGTATCAAGCCTTGCTGGCGGCTCATTCATTATTGTGAAGTGGGGACTTCATGAATGGGTTACTGATGTATGGGGGATGATTGCTCTAGGTGGGTTCTTCTTTGTTTGTGGTTTACCCGGTTGGGCTTTAGTCCGTTGGATCTTTAATTTTATAGATAAACAGGAAGGTAAAACGATCGTTGAAGTAATCAAAGAGTTTAAGAAAGCCAGAAAAGACATTGAAAACAGCTAATGCCGCCTTCGGGAGGTTTTGTTTAGAAGTATCAAGTATAAGAGAGAAATTACCTGTTGACACTGCAAGCCGCTGACTACTACGAAAAACTATCGACAACCAATATTATGAAACGACCACCTTCGGGTGGTAATTCTTTTTTTACGGGTAGGAAAACGGGTATGAAGCGTGAGTCAACTAACAGAAACAATTTTTTAACAAAGTTAGCGGAAGCCCTTCCGCCTGATATTAAAAAACGGAAGGGGGTAAAGTTCGTCTATTAATTCTATAGGAAGTAAGAAATGTACTTTATTCCAAAAAAGCAAAAACCCCAGTGCGCCAACACTAGGGTTTTGGTTAACAGTTAAGGAGGGTTAACTATTAATGAATCAATCTGAGGAAAATGTTAGCACCAAACCCGGTATAAGTATAGAGGGTAAAATGAGTGAGAAAGACGCAGGTAGAGCTGCTGTAATCATGGCTTGGGGTAAAGCTATATCCCTAGTAATTGGTAGTGTTGCTGGAGCAATAACTGCTATTACGACTTTTTTTAAATATATATTTTAAAGCTATGAAACAAAACTTATGAAGCCGACTTATTTGAGATCGGCTTTTTATTGACTGTGCGCCTAAGGGCGCTTTTTTATTGTCTAAAGGAAACTTAAATGAACATCGAACAATACCTTGAAGAATTGATCAAACGTGAAGGCGGTTATGTAAATAACCCGGCAGATCGGGGCGGTGCAACCAAATACGGTATTACTGAAGCAGTTGCTCGAGCAAACGGATTTAAAGGAAACATGAAAGATTTGCCGCTTGATGTCGCCAAGTCTATTTATCGCAAAAACTATTGGACAGCTCCGCGTTTTGATCAGGTGAATACCGTTTCTTCAGCGGTAGCGGAGGAGTTATTAGACACAGGAGTAAATTGTGGTACTGGCTTTGCAAAACCTCTTTTACAGCGTGCACTAAACTTATTGAATAACCAGGGTAAAGCAGGTTGGCCAGATCTTACGGTCGACGGAATTTATGGACCTGCTACATTAAATGCTCTTAAAATTTATATGGCCAAACGTGGAAAAGATGGCGAGAAAGTATTAGTGCGAGTTCTTAATATCATGCAAGGCCAGCGCTACATTGAAATTTGTGAGCACAATCCAAGCCAAGAGCAGTTTTTCTATGGTTGGATCGCCAATCGAGTTGTTATATGA